GGGCAAGATCGCTCAGGCCCAAAACCTCATTGGCCGGACCACGGACCTGGTTGGGGAAAAGCTCATGGGGGTGAAGGCCACCCTGGCTGGCATCCTTTTGGAGAACATGCCGCAGATCCAGGAGAAAGCCCTGGAAGTTGTGACGAAAATCTCCAATTGGGTGAATGAGAACAAGGATACCATTTCATCTGCCTTCCAGACCATCGGAAACGTGGCAAGTGTGGCATTCACCCTGATTTCTGGGGCGGTTTCCTTCTTCATCCAAAATGCCAACTGGCTCATCCCGGTGCTGGCCGGGGTGGTTGGCGGGTTTACGGCGTTCAATATCATCTCCACCATCGTGCCCATCTTCACCAGCCTGATCACCGTCATCCGCGGCGCGGCTGCTGCCGGCGGCATTCTGAATGCCGTCATGGCGGCAAACCCTTTTGGGCTTATCGCCGCGGCCATCGGCGTGGTTATCGGCCTGGTTGCCCTGCTGATCGCAAACTGGGACAAAGTGAAATCGGTGGCGCTGACCGTCATTAGCGCCATTGTTGGATTCATCACCGACC